GCCTGCAATCATCTTCACGCTCTTGCGTGGTGTAAGTGCTTGCACTTGGCTCTTGACCCAGCGCTTACCTGCTGATGCGTTAGACCATGCAGACGTATTCAGTATCTCTGTGCCATCGATACCTTCAGTTGTTACACTGACGATAGCCATCCATGCGCCACCCTTTTCAGGATTCTTATTTAGATTTGCACTAAATGTTTTTACTACCTTTTTAGCCATTTACATTCTCCTTTAGTCGTTTTTCGTATCTTGCTAGTTGTGCTCTACCAGAAAGTGAATTCTGGAAAGTACGTCCATCACTTGCTTGCATTGTTCCCATCTTAACTGATGTATCTATTGGGGCGTTAATTTTATTAAGACCAAGGTTCTCTCTGGCTTGATTCATCTTCTTCCCAAAAGAAGCAAGGTACATCTTATACAGCATAGGTGCTTCATCGCCAATATTTTGAAAGTTTCTCTCATCTGCCATAAACAGACGGAGTAACTCTAACTCAATGAGGGCGTTGGTTTCGTATTGCTTTCTAAATTTAGCAAGGGCTCCTGAGAGTTGCTTGACGCTAACTGTTCCAGGGAGTAAGGGATACTTGCGCCCAACACGATAAGAAAACTCTGCAGCGACATCCATTGGGGTCCACTCATGCTCTGGTCTTCTTCCCCTAGTCTTAGGATCGGATTTTCTGATCTTAGGGCCTGGAACATCTTTCGGTTCGACGAGCCCAAAGCCTGCCAGATTATCTCCATCATCTTGATATTGTCTCATAGGTACTCGTATCTCTTTCATTAGAATCCCTTTGGATTCAGAATCTTTTAATTTATTACTATCTTTACTATTAGGTACTAATGACTTATTAGTCATACTACTATGTGACTTATAGTCATGTGAGGTGCGGTAATTTTCAGTGCGGTAATCTACTGCATCCTTTTCTGTAGTGCGGTAATTTTCCACCACTTCATACCAGTCCATACCTTTAAAACCATTAGCCCTCTTGCTGGGAGTTCTAATAAGTAGCCCATGCTTCTCTAAGGCTTTGAGAGCACTTCTAACGGTTCGGTCAGAAGTTTTGTTAGTCTGTCTACATAACTCCTCTACTGAGGTCTTAAAACGGTCTTTGGAGCCTGATAAATGGCAGATTACAGCAAGTAGTCGGAACTGATAATCGGTAAGGGGGGCTGAATAAGCCTCTAAAGGGATTTTCAAGGGTTGTCGTCCTTAAATGGGGATATGTCTTTGCCCCCGTCTCCCTCTTCAATGCGCTTGGCTACTTCAATGGCTAGCACATCAAGCACCGTGGTCATTATGTAGTCAGCCATGTGTTCCACAAAGACACCCATACTATCCATCATTGCGGTATACAGTTCGTCAGTTCCTACCTCTGAGTAGTCGACTTCAATCTTATCCAATCCCTCTGAGATGTCCCAGACCTCTATGCCAAAATCTTCAACTGCGCCAAGTATTAGATGGGCCTGAGTTGAGTTGTCCCACGCTATTCCAATTACATCATTAGGAGTTATCTGGCGAATAATTTCTTTTACTGGGTTATCGGTAATGACTATGTCATCGGCAGCAATAAGTAGGTGATCTATTTCAAAAGCATTTACTATAAAGCAAGTTATCTTTATAGAATGTTTCTTACATACCTCTATAACACTCTCAGCAAAATGATTTTCATTTCCCGTTACTGGAATAAAGACCTTCAACTCATTAGTTGCGCCGTATTTATTAATGAGGGCCTCCATACCCTCATCAACACATACGTCTTCAAAAGAGATAACTCCGATATTCATACGCCTCCTACAGTTGTGATAAACGAGTAGGTGATTTAATAACTACTGGTTTGTTTAAGTACATTCCTATTGCTAGAGATACAAAGGTTGCTGCAGGAACTAAAACAAAGAAATCATAATACAAATCCATTTGCGCCCAAAGACCTAAAAAACTTAGGGGTAGCGCAAAGTATTTGTTTAAGGTTGGCTTAGTAATAAAGCCAGAAATAAATAAATCTAGAAACTCAATTACGTAAGTAACTGCCATTCCTGTGAGTAGTACTGGGATAACTATGTCTGTAGTCATAGCCCAAGATCCTACACCGTAGTGGTGGTGTACTCCACTCCATCATATGTACGTAATCTCCAGAAGGCATTCTGAGGAACCCAATCGATTAGGGTCTTGGCTAACCTAGGGATCTTACTTGGCTTACTTGGATACAAGTGGGTATATGAGGCGTCGTCAGTTCCTTCCCAAACCGCCCCAAAGTCTGAGGGCAATGAGCCATCAAAGTAATCTGTGGCTACCTGAGACTGTTCAAACTGAATTAGATCTAAGAAAATACTGCCTGCCGTAGTTCCATAAAACGATACCTTAGCGTATGACGCCTCTGATGTAGAGTCAGTTAAACCTGTTAACGTAACACTTGCAAAAGAAGTAGTTACTGAAATTGCTTGAGTTACAGTCTCTACAACAGCGTCAGCGTCATCATAAAATGTAATTTTTATATTTGCAGATAACGCAGCCAATGCTTTGATAGATGCTGATGCAGTGTAATACTTTCCTGGAGTTACAGGTATCTCGTAGTCTGTAGTAATGCTCCAAGGATTCGTTACTACAAATTTACCGCTGTAATCTCCTGAATACCCATATGTTGGAACACTAGAGTCTTGTGTAAAGGTTGCTCCACTTAATGCCCACGTAGTTGAGTTCACTTCAAAGGATGGGTTTTTAATATAATTTGTTTTTAACGGACTTAAAAACACATCAATAGCACGTGCTTCATCGTAAGCAACCGTGCCACCTGCTTGCATACAGACCTGATCTATGTAGTATGTACCAGCGGCGCTATATGCAATAGTTATAATTGCATATGAAGAAGTAGCATCTGATGTTGCAGTTTTGCTTGCAGACTTCCAAGTATTATTAGCAGCAACAGCGGTAGCGGTATTTGCTGCAGAAGTTGCTGTTCCATCTTTATCGTAAAATCTTACTGATAAAGTTATGTTACCCGCACTTGCAGGAGACTTTAATTTGCACGAAACTATATATGCAGTGCTAGGTAATACTGGAACACCTTTTGTAACTATGTTTGTAGCACCCAATACCATGCTGCCAGAGTTAGATGCAACTATCTTGCCAGTTTTTGTTGTATCTATTTGATTTGTATTTGAATCAGGAACTTGTTCAGTACTAGATGTTAAAACGGCATTACTTGCAACCCAATTACCAATTCCACCGTAGAAGGTTGAGTCTTGAACTGTAAGTAGTAGGTTTTCAGAAACAGTTATCGTAGGTTCAAATCCAGTTAAAGATTCAGCGTATGTCTCTAATGCAAGTTGAGTTCCTTTACGAGCATATAAATAGTTTGCTTCTCGTATTAATCGTTTTCTGTTTTTAGTAGGTAACCCAGCCTCTGGCGTTAACCCCAGACTTGCAACCTCTAAGGGCAAGAGTTCTACAGGAGTCTCAATACCTGTGTGTCTTGGTTTTAATAAATCAAGTAAAGTGTAAAACTGTTCTTGTGAAAATGTTAACCCTTCTACAAAGTTGTATAAGGCCGACGTAGTGTCGACTGTTCCAAAAGAACCCTGTTCAATGCTTGTAAATACTCTTGGAAGACTATTCATAAAGGTTGTTTGTACGTTGTGATTTGAAGGTACAATTGCAGTTATAGAACCCGCAACCTTCCAAACACTTTGGTCAGTAAATAAAAATACTCTATAGTAGGTTTGTCTTCCAGAAATCAGTGGAACGTCTGATGGATTATCTTCTCCATCAATATACTCTGCACGAGATACCGTGCCCTCTGTAGCAAACTCATCAAAAATTATAATTCCATCTTCCGCAGTTTCTGGAAATCCAACCTGACTTCTTAGTAATCTTATTCGAGAAAAATCACCTCGAGGAGTTTGCCAACGTATTAACACCTTTGTAAAGTCTAAAACCAATACAGACATTGGCTCTACAGAAAAAGCAAGTTTAACAAACGCACCATACTTAGTGGCGCCGTAATAATTTATACCATATCTAGCCACAGACTACTGCTCCTTAAGGACTTACTATATCGCCGTAAATAATCCAATTATCATTGGCTATCTTAATTAAAGTAGCAACTGCATACTGCCCGTCTAACTCAACTGTACCAGTTGCAACAGAAGAATATAAATCTGCTTCATCTTCAGTAGTAACTGAAACTGTTCCAGTTCCATTTTGAATTAACACAATGGTTTGTCCAATAGTAAACTCATCGCTAGCATCATCTGGGATAGTTACTGTTATAGAACTGCTGCTTGAGAACACAAAGGTATCCGCCGCAACTGTTGTGTCTAAAGTTAAAGATGTTCCAGCCTGATTACTAATAGTTTTTTGTTGTGAATTAGCAACTGCTACCGCAATACCCGCCCACTCAGACCCTGTCCATACCTTAGAGGTCTTGTAACTCATACAATTGCTCC